CATATAACCAAGACGCTCAACTGCTTCTTTACTACGTCCTGTTACAGCCATGTCTGGTCTAATTTTTAAGATTGGTTCGTTTTGTACAATGTGTTCAATACCGTATTTTGCACAGTACTGTCTTACGCTTTCTATGCAATGCAAGTACAGTTTACTTTGTGCGCCAACTGCTACCTGATAAATCATTCTCTTCATGATAAATCCTTTGTAAAACTTACGTCTGTTTTATATGTAACTTTACTATACTTATCAAAACGCATATCTACAATTCCGTCACACAGCATCCAGTCTGCAGGCATTGCTCCATTAGTATGTACCCAATTTAATATCTTTTTTGCTCCATAAGGTGTAATACGATAAGCTCTAGCACCTTCATACCAATTGCCAGGAGGTATAGGTTTTGCTTTTTTAAATCCTTCAAACTTATATACATCACAGTCTTCGTATTCACCCATTGGTTTTTTAAAAACAACATCGTGTTCAAATATACATATTGGTGTATTTGTTTCGTGGCATTTTTGCCACAACAAGTATTGGCTTAAAAAACACCCTTGTGTGCCTGGTCGAGAAAGTAAGCGTTCTGCTTTTTTGTGTTGGTATACTTTTAGATTAGAATCAGCAAGGCCTTGTTTCATACCGTTAACACCTTCGTATAATTCTAAGTTCCAACCATGCTTAGTTCCTGTTTCTAATGCACGACTAGCCATACTAACGCTGTTAGGATAACTTGGTAGATAGATTATGTATCCAATCATTTTCCTATTTCTACCTGTATTTCTTTCATTACAACTGTATACCAGTGATGTGGTAACCATTTTAATTGTGCCTGTTTAAACTTTAAACCTTCTTTTTTGTTACCTTTACCTGTACTAAAAACGTTATTCTTTTTAATACCCCAACTATTCCAGTTGTATCCAATATGATTATAATCGTTACCCATATTTTTCCATTCAGACATTACTTGTCTAAGTACTACTTGATCTACAAACCAATAACATCCGTTTTCAAATGCGGTAATCATTCTTTTAGCAAATAAGTTACGCCATTCAATACCTTTAGTTTCTATGCCTGGACTTAATGCACTAGCAATAAAAATATGTTGTTCTTTTGGCTTAGGCATAACTCCAACAGCATTAGTTACTTCTTCAAACTCGTGTCCGTGGAAGCCGTTACGTAATATACTGTCGCAATCAATCTGTAATACTCTTTGGTGTGGGTATGTAAATATTTCTGCCATACGTATGAATCTTACGCTAGCCAAATATGTACGTCTAGCAATATAATCTATATCACTAGTTTTAAAAATTTGCATTCCTTCGCCCATCATGCTTTTATTCTTAGGCAAGTCTTTGTAAAACTGTTCGTTAGTATCTTCCCAAGTATATGTAAATTTGTATCTGCCCATTAAATCTTTTAGTAGAGCGTGATCAATATTTCCTTCATTAATAATGTGACAGTGTACATGTACCCAACCTACTGTTCTATTAATACTCTGTTGTAGTGCAAATCCATGTCGATCAAAGTAATTATAGTCGCAACTAAAATATATTATATTTGGTTCTTCTCTAGGACACATATGTCCTCTTAGTTCAGGGAGTTTAAACATCAATTGCTATCCCTGGTCTATGTCCGATGATGGCATTCTTTTCTCCTCTGCCAATTTTTCTAATCATTCTATATCCAAGTGGTGCAAGTATGTGTCTAATTGTGTCGGAGTTATGTCCGTAACGCATTGGGTGATCTTTACATTCGTAAAGTATAATAGGTGAGCAACGTTTAATAGTTTCAAGCCCACCTTGTGCAACAAAAGGTTCATACCCTTCTGCATCAATTTTAATAAAATCAACATCTTGTAAATTATAAAAATCTAAAGGCATAACTTGTATATCGCCGCCTTCAACATCTGGAGCAACATGTGTACTAAAACTTTTATTTGTTGTTTTAATAGAAACATTGTGTTTGCGTTGTCCAAGTCCTACAGGATATGTTGTTACATTACCTACTGCACGAGACTCTAAGTTATAGTTCATACATTCGTAAATCTTTGGATTAATTTCATATGCGTGTACATGTTCAAAACTTTTTGCCATTTGAAATGCTGTAATACCTACATGTGCACCAACATCAACTGCTGTGCGCCACTTAGCACAATAGCTCATTGCTGTCATTAATTCTATATTTTGGTAATTGTTGATATCGCCATTACCTTGCTTCTTTGCACTCTTTAAACAAATATCATTTTTGAGTGAACGCCACCCATCTATTTCAGTATACATTATTGCTCCAGTTGATATTTAAATGTTATTGCCCAAGCATCACCATTTGCATATTCATCTCTTCTAAATTGGCTGTGTGCAATATGTTCTAACATTTCTGTTCTATCAAAACCATATTGTTTTTGCCAATGTTGTACTGCACTTTGTCCTAACACTTCAATTGGCTTGCCTAAACATAATGCTTCGACTACTGCCATGCTATGATATGTAATTACCTTTTTAGCTTTCAACATCATAGGAAGTATCTCCTGAAAACGTTGTCTACGCTTGCCTTCTTTTTCTCGTATAATTAATTTTTCTGGAAGACTGTCGTACCAACATATTGTATCTCTACGCCATGTATTATAGTCTTCTCCTAAGTACCTAAATATATTACTGTTGTTAGGCATTACTAATAGATTGTAATCACCTTCTTCATTCCAATCTTGCCATAAATTATCGTCTATTTCTAAGTGATTGATCCTGCTTTTATCTACAGGTGGACGTACATGCACATTCTGTAGTGCATTATAACTTATTCTATAATACTCAGGTCTTTTGTGTCTATGATTACCTATGTATCCGTTATCTAAATGAAAGAAGTTAATACTAGGATCTTTACGAATAGCATCAAACACCCAATCATCAAACGGATGACTAAATGCTAGATATCTATCTTTTTCAATTTCTTCTGGACGTTCTATTGTTTTTACATCACAATGTTTATAAAGATAAGAAAACAGTTGGCCACGTAACTCTTTAGAACCTTTTGGAATTTGAAATTTATACTGATGCATCTTCCATACCCGCAACTCTCAGTTTGACAACGTTTGTTATCTGCCACTGTTTTTGATCAAGACCTTTCAATAAGCCTAACCATTTGTTACGAAGTAATGCAAACTCATTAATAATCTTTTCATAGTCAACAACGTCTGCTTCGCCGTCAACATATTTTTCAACATCTCTGCTAGACAAAGCACGTTGATAATTTTCAAGATATTTTTTAAAAAATGAACTACGTAATCTACGTAGCTCAATATTTAGGTAATTTAATATGGCTTCAATTTCTTGTAATTGATTGAAACGCTGTTCAACGATGCCGGGCATTTCTGCCGCGGCACGTTCAACATTGCCTTTTAGTTTTACTTCACTTCGGGCTTCAATAAGTTCATCTTCAAAAAACTTAATTGCTGTGGGGATCTTATTGATATCTCTAGCTACTTCAGAGTAATATCCCATTTAATCTTCCCATTCTTCTTCGTCATCATCTACATCTTCTTCAAGATCTAAATAATAGTTAATAGCATTATCTAAAATATCACAACTACCTAATGCATCTCTAAAACATTGATCATCTGCACCATAGTCGGCACATGTATCTACAAATGTTTCAGCTGTTGTTTCAATTGTCTTTTTATCAATACTATCTTTAAATGTATTCCACATGTCAACTACAAGACTACTATCCATATACTTTACTCCTGTTCAATAAGTTCTGCTTCTACGACAGCCTCTGTTTCGGGCATATCATCATCGGTATTTACCACAGGTGCAGTTTTCTCGTCGTATTCTGACATAATAAGATTCATCTTCTCTGGAGTCATCCATGCCTTACGATAATCAAGATGTTCTTCACCGTTTAGATCGATATACTTGAGTCTGTTTCCTTGTTTTACTAACAAGTCTTTCTTTTCAAACAGTTCAATAAGACCACTATAAGGATTCATACCTGTTTCGTATGGAATCTTTACTTGTACGCCTTCGAAAGGTTTTGCATAACGAGTTTTCATTACTTTACAACCTGCTCTAATACCACGTACTTCGCTAATCTTATTACCAGCTTCATCTTCTTTTAGTTTCATCTTTTTCATTGCAACAACAATACTTGATGCATAGATAAAACCTTGTCCACCACTGATCTTGTCATCTGGATCAAACATATCTTGTGATGCGTATGTGTGGTTAGTACATACTAGTCCTACGTTGTAACTACCAATCATATTAACAGTGTTACGTACAAGTGATGTTAGTGCTTTAGGCTTACGACCCATATCACCTTTCATATCACCTTTGTTAAACTGATCAACATCTGTTGGTGTTAGTAACATACCTAATGAGTCAACTACAAACAATACTTTAGGACGATCTTCTTCGTTCATTGCTTTATAGTCTATCATAAATGTACTAATAGTTTTTGCTACATCATCGATCATTGACATATTAAGTTTAAGAAGTTTATCTTCTCCAGTGTCAACATCTAATGCTTGTAACCAACTTTCATCAAGTGCATTCTCTGAGTCAATTAATACTACAAAGATACCTTGATCTTGTGCGTGTTTTACAATATTACCTGCACAGAAATAACTCTTTCCTGCGCCTGATTCTCCTGCAAACACTGTTACCTTACCTAGTGGAACGCCTCTATGAAAGTCGCCACTAATAAGATAGTTTAGTGCATATGAGCCTGTGCTAATCCAATCTGTTGGATCATTAAAGCCACTACTCATACCTGTTATACTTTTAGTCAAGTCCTTACGGAACTTACTAACGTCAAATGATTTAGCCATAGTTTCTCCTTGTGTAAAGCTAATGTAGGGGAAATTAATCCCCTACAAACGATTAATTATTTTATGATTGACGTGCTCTAATCATTGATAAAATGTCTTCAGCTTTGCCCGATGGCGCTTCAGCTGTAGGTGCCGCAGGTGCCGCTTCTGCTACTGGAGCAGGTGCCGCTACTGGTGCTACCTCTGGTGCTGGAGTTGCCGCTGGTGCCGCTGGTGGTGCCGCCGGAGCAGGTGTACCCGCTCTGTTCTGTGGATCACCTGTTCTTGCCGCCATTCCCGCTGGACGGAAATATTGACCAAAACGATCCATGTCATATGCTTCACCATCAACTGATGCTTCAAACATTTCCTTCATAACTTTTACTTCAACTTCTGAAGGTTGTTTTGGAAGGAAATCACTTAGATTAAACAAACCATTTGCATTAACTGCATTCATTTCAGCATCTGCTAATGGACGCTCTCTACGTGCCCAGTTAGATGTTGAATAGTCTGCATAACCACCTTTGGATGTTTTATTAAGACGGAAGTCTACACCAGCAGTATAATCTGTTGGTAATTCTTCCATGTCCGGATCCATTAGTGCCGCTTTAATAATTTGGAAAATTTGTGGACCAATTATGAACCTACGTACAGGATTCTCTGGTGTTGAATCCTCATTAAGAGCATTCTCTGTTACAAACCCTTGAAATACGTATGAACGCTTTTTCCAGTACTTACGACCCATGTCTTCTAAACTTGGATCTTTAAACCATGCACGTACCTCATTTAAGATATCGCATGTTTGTCCGTACATTTCCATACACGGAACTTGCACTTGTACAGGACGTGAGTCTGTCTCACCTTTAATTCCTGCAAATGGAAGTTTGATCATCAAACGTTCTTTCCAAAAGAAAGTGTTTGTGTCGTCTCCATCTGGAAGGAATCTTAGAGTTGAACTCTGTCCTTCTTGCATGTTCCAAAATGGGAAAATTGCGTTGTCACCGCCTGACGAGCGATTGCCGCCAGTGTTGCTTTCTTGTTCTTTCAGTTTAGCTCTGATTTCTGCTAGTGTTGCCATAATATAAGCCTCCTATGTGTTTTATTGCCTTATAGCTGTTTTGTATTGCCTAAATGTGCATTACTTTATATATAATACACTCTTGTACTTATAAAGTCAACCTTTATTT